CTGAGCTACGAGACCTTGGAGCGGATGACGAGAATCGAACTCGCACCATCAGCTTGGAAGGCTGAAGCACTACCATTATGCAACATCCGCACAGCTGGACTACCAGGGCTCGAACCTGGGACCTAGAAGTTAACAGCTTCCCGCTCTGCCGACTGAGCTATAGTCCAATATAACTAGCCAGTCTTACCCCAACCAGTTCCTTTTAATTCTATACCAAATGTTCTATATATCTTTTTAGTTTCTTTTCCACATTTAGGACATTCGGGTTTAACTTCTGGATCTTTAATTGATCTTTTAATTTCAATTATTTCATCAGAGCATTCACATTGATATTCGTACGTTGGCATTACTTTCCTTTATGTGTTGGCCAATAATATGAACAAGCATCGCAGCAAGGTTCGTTTGATGGGTCATCATACGCAGATTGAAATATTCCGTATTCATATGAATCTTTTCTATATAAATTTGCTTGGTGAGTAATATTTACTCTACGATATATAGATTTGTCTTTCATCCAAAATGGTCTACTATTTACTGATATGTCATGAAAGTTATCAAACATAATTACGTCAATTGCGTCCATGTTTTTTTCAAACTTAATTCCACGTGTATTCATTTCTTTAGCTATCTCTGTAAGATAGTTATAAAGTACACCTTCTGAGCCAGCCCACATGCGTGTTGCAGGATGGTTACGCCACCCCTTTGAATTTCCAGACAAAGCTTGTAATATTTGTCTACCTTCAAGTAGTTGTTTATTCAAACGTTTTGAATCTAAAATGGCAGCAACTTGATCAAAGTCGCTGTAGGGCAAAAATGTTTGCACCGCAGTTCCTATCTACTAGTTAGATGATTCTGATTTCTGGTTTATTCTATCACGTTGGTCAACAATTGTAAAGGCCCAACGCTTTATTTGTTCTTCATTTTTATTATAATGATGGCCACAGAAATATAATTCTCCAGCCAATCCTTTTGCATAAACAAATGCTTGTGCTCCGCATGAGTCGCATCTGTCCTGTTGAGTTAGATTTATTTCTTCCTCTTTTGATTCCACCTTATCAGCTAATATCACTTAAAGACTCCTGTCCAGAACTTTCCTTCATCTTCATCTGCTCTTACAGAAGCCTCTGGCTCTTCTCTATCCATATCATCTAATGCTGCTTGTGCTGCTGCTCTATCTGGATAGCATAGAACAGATGTTCCGCCAACTTCAACTAGTGCTACACCTTCGCACTTAGGATGACTATCTACTATCTTAAACCTGTCATCTGCAGACTTTTTGGTTCTATTTCTTGGTACACAATTAGGAACTCTTTTGCCATTCTTATTCTTCCAGCCAACCATTTCATAGCCTTCCCAGCAAGGGTCTTCACCGTTTTCAGCCTTAGCAATTGCCTCATCATCTAGATCTGGGTGTTCTGGCAACTCGTTGATTATTGCCATGCTGGCACTTTTTCTAATTGCAGAATCTTGTGAGTACTTTTTTGAATCTGGAACATTTGCATATAGGGCTCTTTGATGTGCCAAAGCCTCGGATCTAGTTTTATGGCACCCCTTTAATTCTCCGCTATCATTTACTACTGCATATCCAGAGCATCCTGCTGCTCCACGTCTAATGTTATATGGCATATCAGCCTCCTATTGGTATTATACTTTAATTAAAATGAGAAGTCAATAGCGCCCCTGGAAGGAATCGAACCTCCGACGCAGACCTTAGAAGAGTCTCGCTCTATCCACTGAGCTACAGAGGCAATTATTATTCTACAAAGATAAATATCTTATTATTATCTTTTAGCCACTGAAAAGTCGACATTAGGTATTCTCTGGTTTCGCAGGTCTGACATCCACAGTATGGCCCATAAGGCTGAAAATCTTTTGGGATAGTAATCTCATCCTCATCCGCATCCATATTATCGATAGCAAGATATTCCCAGCAATTACTAATATGACCACTAACGTATTCTTGAAGATTTTCTGCCTCCTGCTGAGATAATCCTAATTCATTCACCCTTTAAACTCCCACTATATCCTAGATATCTTACCTGATCTATTATTCCATGCTTTAAAGCAGTCTTAATCATTTTATCTGAAAAGCTTCCAGTTCTAGGCTTAGAAGAAAAATAAACTATATATTCAGATCCAGGTCTAGAAGATTTTAGTAGGGCACCATTTGCAATAGATTTCTTCACATTATCAGTTCTCTTTGACCCTGGCCGTTTCTTTTTTCCGTTGTAACCACCCTTACATTCAATATAGGTTCCATCTGCAAGGAAATCTATTTCTATCCCTATATCATTAAGGTCTACGTGTTCCTGTATATCTTTATGGCCACGTCCCTGTAAATCCATTTTTACAACATCTTCATATGCCTGTCCAGACACACTACTCATTGCTTGGAAATTTATCATCCTCTATTTCAATGAAGCCATAACGCTTCATTGCATCCTTTCCCTCTTTGCTTATTTTAAATGATGGTTCTAGATCCTCGTTGTATTCTACATCAACAAGGCCTTCTTTGTAAAGTTCTACCATTGCTTCATCAACAGATTCCATATGAATATACCATAGTTCAGGAGCTACCTCCTGTGCTAAATCTGTTATTTTATAAACTATTTCTCCTGCGTCTGATACGCCAGTAATTTCAACCGCACCAATTTCTAAGTAATAGTCCATGAGAGATTCAAAATCTTCATCGCTCATTTCAAACTTATCTTCTTCCATGGCTCTCTCTCTTACACTGCCCAGCACTTTCGTGCTGGGCAGCGGTAACTAGTTTCCCACCCCAAGGTTTATTCCAACCACGAAGGCCAGGACCAGGCCGTTCATCCACGTACTCTGGTAATATTATTATACATCATGCGGCAAATCAAGAGGAGTTGGGGCAGTAAGTTTTGCGCCACATGACCAACACTCTGCCTCTAATGCATACATACATATTTCATACTCATCGTCAAATTTTGCAATGATTCTAAATATATCTGAACCGCATATGCAACGATTAGTAGGAACTCCTCTTAGGTCTATCATTACTTTTTATTCTTTTTTTCCTGCTTCTTCTGCTTTTTTTCAGCAGGAGTTGATGCTGGTTTCTTCTTGTCGTTCTTATTTCCCTTTTGTTCCTTGTTTGCCATTTTATCTCCTTTTTTAGTGCGGTAGGTAGGACTTGAACCTACGACTACCGAATTATGAGTTCGGGGCTCTAACCAACTAAGCTACTACCGCAGAATGTATATTATACACAATAAACTAACGGTTGTAAACCCCTAATTTATTTTTTCTTATTTCGTTTATATGATCTCTTCCTTTTGTAAAGAACCAATGATCTTCTGGTACAAAGTGAAAAAATATCATTTCTACAACATTATTTTCTGGGTCTGGAAATGGGCCACGCCAGTGTTCCTGATCTTCGCCCATAAATGCCAGCGCCTGACCTTCAGTAATAATATATTCTTTATCCTCTACAAATATGCCCCATGGTGTCTTAGCGGACAAACAATAATCAATAGTATATGTACAAGCGTTATCGTCTTTATGTTTTGCAAGCCAGGACTTTGGGTTAGCGTATCTAGAATATAGGCTGTAGCTTGTCTTAAGAGTGTCATCTTTAAATAGCTCCCTGGCCATAGGTTCTAGCATCTTGCTAAAATGATTTTCTAACTCTGGACTATTTCTAAGATGTCTTTGAAAACCATTATCATATGTTGCTGAGTTTAGTATAGTATCTATATGAAACCTTAAGTCAGACTTGTCGGAATGACTAAAAACATTATCTAAAATAACTGGATCAATAATTGGACCTTTAGGCATTTACTAATGACTCCTTCACTATCTTTTGAACATATTCACTAAAGTGTTTTCTTACACTTCCAGGAGGCTCTACGCCTAAAACCTCCCACATCCTTTTATATTCCAACACATTTTCATATGTTGTCGGACATACCTTTATACCATTATAATCTATTAGTTTTGTAGGTAGTGGTACATGCTTACCCACACATTTACATTCTATGTCTATTCTACTCATACTATTCTCATTTCTGATATTGCTTCGTATAGTTCCTGTGGCATCCTCTTTGGAACACCGTCCTTTGTTACAAACGTTCTTGTATTATCGTCTTTTGTTTCTGCCCATGTATGTATCTCCACAACCCTATCACCCTTAGCAGATCTGGATATAGCATTATATATAGACCCACATACAGCGTCCGCCAAGTCTTTAGAGCCCTTTCTTGGGTGGTCAACCTTATCCCGCATAATTCTAAGCTGAAGTAATTCATCAATTAACAATTTTATTTGTGGGCCAGATATTCTTTCTTCCATTATTCCAAGAGCCATGTCTTCGTAATGTCTTTTAGCAACTGATAGAATTTCTGTAGCTATATTATAATTTCTAATTTGATTCATCATGTCGTGCGAATTCCATCTATCAAATGTAACTAATTTAATATTAAATCCACGTGACCTTAAAGATATAATATAGTCTTTAACATCAGTAAAGTCAACAGACTTGTCTGTTGTTGGTGTCCACCAACGTACCGCATCTACCACAACCATTGGTGCAACCTGCTCATAATCATTAAAAGATCTAACCTTAACCCACTGAGAAACGTGAGACATTGCTACTGCACAATGATCATGCTTTTGTGCAAGGTCTACGTGTATAAAGTAATCTACATCCTCGATGGGTTTAAATGACTCGTCAAATCTTCCCATATCATCTACTGCATTTCTAGTAGTAAAAGCTTTTTCTATTTTTTCACGGGACTTAAAGAATGCATCTACAGCTTCTGGTGGCATACATGCAAATCTTGATAGCGCATCTGTAGGCGTAGTATAAAATGATATCTTAAAATCTTCAATTGTTCTAGTTGGATTTACTTCCCAGGTTGGTCTTTTTAAAGCAAATACTTTAGGGATTCTGTAAGATATAATTCTATCTTCTTCCCATTCCACTTTAAATTTAGTATCAGGATTATCTGGATCTACAATAAATTCGTGTGACCTAATTATAGTTTCTTTTTCACCGATTACTGAATTATATCTTTGCTGGATATAATCATTCTTAAATCTAGGGAAAGAGAGAAGAATAACCTTACCAAAGTCTGGAAATCGAGAGTCTACCGAAGCTCTATACATTTGATATATAGCCTCTCCAGTTTTAGCCTGATCATGACCAGTAGTATTTTCAATTGAAAAGCCTGATATCTCATCAAGGATTACTACAAGAGTGTTGTATCCCTCAAAGGCTTCTCTTTCTGAGTGGCCTGAGTGACAGCTAATTCCTTTATCAAATTCAATTACATCTGCTTTCTCTACATACTTTCCAGCAAACCAAGGTGACTTGTTAATTCTATTCTTTAAACCCTTAAAGAAAACATTCTTTGCTTGTTGTGCGTTAATAGCAATGTTAATAATATCAATTGAGTCTCCTGGAGGTTTTCCAAAATACTTAGCTGGATCTTTTAAACATAATAGTAAATAAACTATATAGGCAACTGCAATTGTTGAGCAATAGTCTTTTCCAGAACCTTTACCCAACTGAGCAATAACCTCATTAACAGTTTCTTTCCAGCGTTTTTCTCCAGCCTCTTCGCCGTAAAGCTTTTCAAGAGTCTGCTTTCTGTAAATCTGTGAAGATGCACGTATGAGCATGTACTGATATTCTGATAACGGAGGAAGGCCCAAGTACTTGTCATTTGTGACAAACTCATGAAGTTCTACTGGACGCTCATCAAACTCTTCGCCATCCAGTAAATCTAATATGTCTGTAAAATCAATCATTGAGCTTCTTCGTGTATTACGGCTACTGGCTCAACTACACCAGTAATTTGTGATAACCTCTTGGATACTTCTAGTTTACATTTTGGACATGTAGCAGTTACATCTTTTAATATACCAACAAGAACGTCTTGCTTTCTTTCTGTATCCGCAAGCTGGTTTGCCAACTCTGCATTGTCTAGAAGGCCCAGTTGCTGTAGCATTGTTATTCTTTTTGCTTCTATATCAGCAATTAGCTTTAAAGTACTTGACTTAACATTTAATTGGCCTGCCTGATCTGCATCATCTACAGTCTTCCAAGCTTCTTTAATAAGCATTGCATAGTGCTGGTCTGCTCCAGCCACCGCTTCTTTGGCTCGATCTCTTGCACTAGAGTCATCTCTAACAATCTCTTTCCATTCGTCAATAAGTTCTAGGACTTCTTTTCTTTGCATGGAAAGCGACTTAGATATTTGTGTAGGATTATTGCCCATGAGCATTTGCTCTACGACCTTATTCATCCTATCAAAACGTTCTGCTAATTCTATTTCAGACATTTATACCTCTTTTGTATAATTATATTCTCAGTCAACTAAAATGTCAAATTTGATTGACTAAATATTATTTCTTAACTAAACTAATATTAAGATGATGTCTATAATTTAAAATATGTTCTGGACCTACAATTCCATCTCCGTTTAAAGCATGAAATTCATATTCATCCGCTAGACCATATATAAATTCTTTAGGGTGATATGGACCAAGTTCTGCCAATATAGCTTTAGCATTAGGTAGAGCCTTGTATAAAGTATTCCAAACAAATGGCTCGTAGCCTTCTATATCTATTTTAATTAAATCTATAGTGCTAAGCTGATGATCTGAAAGTAGATCATTTATGTTTTTTGTT